GCGGGGACCCCGAAACTAGACTACCTGCTAGTGTAGGTGTAAGTTCTTTGATTAGAACTTACGCGTCGTGCTTAACTGCACAATAGCCTTAGGCTATTACACAGGCATTGTCTGGTTGAAGTCTGTAACAAGAGTAATTCCTGCATGCAGGAGCTCTTCGCACAGGCCGGACCTTTCAATGGACGCCTCTCTAAAGTGTCATCCCTAGGAAAGAGGGTTTAAAGCCCTGTACCTCATGACGAGCCAGACTAAGTGATGAAACTTAGATCCGGTAAACGTTATGGGGATCAGTTACAACGCTGTTGCACGGTTAAGTGCTACAGATTGGCGTTGGAAGCTGATTCTCTTGAGGATGATCCTATTAACCAAATGCCCAAAGGAGGGCATGTGCCTGTTAATGATCGTGAGCATACGAATTATGCTAACGGACGGTCGGATACCTGGGATCTAAACTTTGGTGAAACCTATATCGGAGGGGGAAACCTCGCCGATGCAGGCTACCATCGTACAATCCCTGATTCGTCCTCACCCGTTGCTAATCCGAAATGGCGTAGTAAGGTAGCGCGGCATATAAGCGCGACAACCTCCTACTCACGTAGTGTTGGGAGACTCACGGTTTTCCGTGGGAATCTCCGTACTATCGTGATCACGACCACTCCACCGAGAAAGACTGAGCTTTCGGGCTGGGGCCAGTTAGTTTATCTAACTGACAACCCTTTGCCCGTCGCAGTCTCCAGTACTCAGGCACGAAACCAAGCCTATCTCGATTGGTGTCGCAAGGCTAACCAAGAACTTCGGACCCTTCGGTCCGGAGTTAGCCTTGGCGAACTCCGCGAGACACTTCACGCGATCCGTCACCCTGCAGAGTCCCTGAAGAAGGGCATACAGGACTGGATCGCGGCGACCCCTAAGATCGCTTCACGCGTACTTCGAACCTCTAAATGGGGTAACGGGTACGCTCGACGTAATCGCGTGAGCGACCGTCGAAGGGCGAAAGCCGTTGCCCAGGCGCTTTCAGGTTCTTACCTGGAGTATGCCAATGGGTGGGCTCCGCTTGTGAATGACATCGATAATGCTGCTAGAACCGCAGCCGAGTTTTTAGCTCGGGACGGTATGGGCTATCGGAAGATTTCTTCCAAGGCCTCTAATCACTGGCAGAAGTCTAGCAAGACGTCCGGGTCCTACGTGGACCCAGCGTTAAACTGGACTGGTACTCGCTACTATCAATACGAATCGGATTGCCGAATCGTAGGCGAGATTATCGTAAAGCACTCTGGTAGCTTCGCTGACCTAAGCGCGGCTGCTAGTTTCGACCTTGGCGACTTCGTTCCAACTGTCTGGGAATTAATACCTCTCAGTTATGTTGCGGACTGGTTTGTTAATGTCGGTGCTATCTTGGAGAGTTACGCCTTCATGTCCTCTAATAGGGCGTGGTGGTCTTGGACCGATCGTAATCGCGTCCTTGTAACTCTTAAGGCAGTCCCCGGTGGGGGCGTTTTTGGTAACCCTGGCGGTCTCCGCTGGCAACACGTTTCGATGACTCGGTCAAACCCGAATAGCTACACCCCTTCATTGGAGTTTAGTCTTCCGGGCTCGCACCTGTTTCGAAAACTTGCGAACGTAAGTTCGTTGGGCGTGCAAGCGGTGACATCATCAAGGCTAATCAACCGCCTTATACATGGTTGATAACACTTGGAGGCCTTAAGTGGCTATTTCTCTTACTTCACCCGTTGCGGGCTCTGCTCAGACGGGCCTTACCTCTCCGACGTACACGGTCCTCGTGGACCAGGCGCCGGATGTGAACGCGAAGCAGCATTATGTCAATGCCCTGGGTGGTACCCAGAGCGGTGTGCGTGTGCACACTGCCGCTGACCCGTTCACTATCAGCTTCTGGAAGGAGAAGATCATCAAGATCCTCCCCCAGCTCTCGCTGAATGGGCAGTACGGAAACGTTCCCACCAACAAGTACAAAGTGATTACCCGAAAGGGCGTGCTCGTGGCGGCTAGTCAGCCGTCTCGGCCATGTATCATTCGTACTGAGATCGAGTGCCCGGCGGGCGCGGAGTCGTATGACATCGCGAACGTTCGAGCTGCTCTGTCTCTCCACATCGGTGGCCTGACCCAGCAGAGTGCTGGGTTCGGAGATACGGTCAATGCTGGATCGCTGTAATGGCGGCTCCTGCTAGACCGAAGAAGATGTGGCTACGTTATGTTTTGGCTGGCCTAATCGGTTACCTGGCTAACAAGCTGGGTCCCGACGCGGCCGGTTGGATACAGAACGTGGTTACCACGATCATGGGCTACTGAGCCCTGATCGTCAACGTTTCTAACTGCTAGATGAGGTTCCCGTGGCAGATAACGCCCGAGCTCTTTATTCTTGCCTTCAGCGAGACTTGACAGGCCCGGCGACTTGTGTCGTCGAGTCCGCAGAGGTCGCAGCAAAGGCTCTCTTATCCTCCTTTTTGAAGAAATTCGAAGATGATGGAAATGAAGACGCTGATGCCGCCGCTTTCGCGAAGTTCGTATCTGTTAATGAACAGTGCGCTCGGTTCAAGCTACCAGCCATGCACGAATGGGAATGGATGTGTCTCGGAGAGGTTAAAGACCTGCTCTACCACTTCTTCCACCCTACCGGTGTCGGGCACATTTTGACTTGGGAAAACGCATTTGAATACATGCGTCCAGGTCCAGGTGCCTCCATCGGAGCGAGAGGCGGAGACTTCTATACGAAGCACTTCGATTCAACTCTCACTTATACGCACAAGGCTCGGTTTCTCGTACCGCTTTATCAGCGGTTAATCTCTAATACTACGTGGTGGAAAAGCGCTGAGATCTTGCGCCAATCCATCTATGGGTTTAGAGAAGTCGAAGGATCCCGAATGTCAACGGTTCCGAAGAATGTCGACATCAGCCGTACTACATGCACCGAGCCGTCCCTTAACATGTTTTTCCAGTTAGGGGTCGGTAGTGTTATGCAGCAACGGTTACGTGAATGGGGCCTGGATATTGAAAACCAGGCCGAGCACAATCGTGTGCTCGCACGTGAGGGGTCTGTTAACCAGACCTTTGGGACTATCGACCTTAGTAGTGCTTCTGACTCCTTGTCAGTTGAAATGCTGAGGTACATGTTACCGCAGGACGTCTTCACGACGCTGTGGTGTTTGAGGTGTGATCAGACCGAGTTCCCTGATGGGACCAAGGTAGAACTGAGCATGCTCTCGACCATGGGTAACGGATACACTTTCCCGTTACAGACTTGTCTCTTCACTTGTGTCGTTCTCGCCGTTTATCGTTGTCTAGGTATCCCTACCTTTAAACGGGTCGGTGGTGCTGACGACAACTGGGCAGTATTCGGCGACGATATCATAGTGCGCCGTGAGGCGTACGATCTCGTCGTCCGAATGTTACAACTGCTCGGTTTTACGGTGAATATCGAGAAGTCCTTTAACGAGGGCCCATTCCGCGAATCCTGCGGTACCGACTGGTACGCAGGTATCGACATCCGCGGCGTTTATTGCACGACGCTGTTGACGGTCGGTGCGCGGTTCTCCCTTATAAACAGGTTAATGCAATGGAGTAGCAAGCATGGTATCCTTCTAAAAAGGACTATTGCCCTGCTCTTGAAGTTAACCCCTAGGTATTACGTCCCTTTCCTTGAGGACGATGATGCCGGGATTAAGGTGCCACTCTCTGTTCTTGGATTGCCAGGGCGCGTCCCATGGGGTCTTGCGTACCGAAAGGTACGCCCCCGCAAGATTGCGCTGACGCTAGACAAGGATGGTATTTCTGTGGTTACACCTCAGTTGGGTAAGTTGCGTAAACGGCTCAGCAATAACTATGCTGTCGTTGTATGCAGGTTACATGGGAGCTTCTCTTCTGGGACAATCTCTTTACGGGTAAAACCCGGTGAGGAGGTTTACCAGAAGTGCCGTGGAAAGGCGACCTATTGGGATGCCATTGTTAGGGTTGTTGAGCCCCTTGGTGGTTCCTATCGTCTTTCTTTCCTCCCGGCGGTAACGCCGGGTGAGTGGCGGTGCTGGTCTAGCACCGTGGTTACTACCTTAAGTAAGTAGTTACCAGAGGGTCATAATC